GATCCGATTATCACGGATGGACGTTTCACAGTTGTTAACAACACTGTAGTTAACGTCAGTCACGATGGTAAACATTATCATTCTGATCTCGCGTTATCGGCTGAGTTTCAAGTCGCTGGCCGGAAGAAAAAGTCCAACCGGGCTACTGTAGCAACTGATTATTCTGGTTTCAACAAAAAATTTATAACTGAAGAAGGTATATTCGATGGAATCGCAGCATTAGAAGAGTTTTCACGCGTTAGTGTTGAAAAAGGGATGATCAAGCCCGACACATACGTCCAGCTCACAAAGTATACTCAAGCTGATTCACACGATGCCTTTTTGTACAATATGCTGATAACATGGTATAAAGCTAAGCTCTATCGTGATTCTGGTGGTACAGACGACATACTTAAGGTTAAGACGTCCGCTTATAACGATAGTCATGTGGTCGTTGCCCTAGACCAACAGTTTAATGATCACACTTACGAGATTGAGCTCGGATATCCAACAGCTCAGGAGTCAATTGAACGGGCTGACTGGGTTCTGCGTCTTAAAGACAATTATTGGAGCAGGCCTTACGTACTGGCTTATAATGGCACCAACGCAAATCAAGAGGCTTTTTACCTGCTTCACACATTGGGACGAACAAATGTAAGCGAACTCAATTTCGACATCGAGATCCGAGGATGTAATCCGAAGGACCTGTTACTTGACCCGACTAACGGGCGAGATTACTTGCCTGGTGACTACAGTTCTATTGAGTGGGACAATCACCATGTAATCTGGTCCTGGATCCTCGACTACGTCAAAATGAATCGGCTTGAGCAGTCGTTTGCTTCGGCTTTTGAATTGTTAGGTGCATTAGCATTCCAGCCCTGCCCACCCACCATGGAAGCGTGTATATGGCAAGAAGCGCAACTGAGCGTAGTTCTCGCTGATTTTACTCCGACTCGAGGTAGGTTACGGACCAACTTGGTTGGCGAAATGTATAGACCTTATGCACTTGCAGAAGAATTTCTACTCTCAGAAACGGAGTCGCCTAGTCAGTTCATGACAAGCTCGGCGATCTGTAACTACTACATGTGGATGGGTCTGTACGCGCTACTCCAGAATGAAGGAAGAACACGACCTGAGTGGCGTACTGTCTTTAGCTCAGTCCAAGATGAGCTACAGGTTCTGTACTCTGCAGAAGCTAGAGCAGCATGTATAAGTGTTGCAACTGGCAAGGAATTTTCGTCATGTTTAACTGAAAATTGTGGCATGTTCATAGACACGAGCAGACTTGAGGTCATTAAGAGACTGACTACAGTTAAAGATCTGGACGGTACCGTAGGCGACACCGTCTCGATCAATTACATACCAACCCCAGTTTCAGGCGGCATACTGCTCGGCACATTCTCTGGAGACCTTGAAGCCACTGCTCACCTCACGAGCAACTTCAAACTGCTCGCACTCAATGGTGCTATAGAGCCGATGCAACCGAGCGACGTAATGAAAACGTCGTTAACCTACAGGTTATTCGGCTATGATACCGTGGTGCGTGAATTATACAGCCAAGACGAGTTTCAGACTTGGGCGGCTGCACGAGAATGTGTGCCGGAGCCTGGAGTATTGGTGTATGATTACAAACGCCCAAAGTTGTGGTATGTTTCAGACGCTACAGTACGCGAAGGACGTCACCACGTCTTACCACACCCCGCCGTGTTGCTCGGCGGTTCCTCAGCGGTTGTGCAAGTGCAGAAACCGACATTAAAGTTCGCTCAGTGGAAGCAAAGAACTCACACTTTGAGACCACAACTGCGCTTCGTCAGCAAGAAGCAACCTGTTGTCTTCAAGGTCAATACCATGCTTAAGTACAGTCATACGAGAATGACAGCGCGACCGGTAGCAGTCAAAAAACCGGATTTTACCATGGACAGCACGTCTGGACCCCCATTAGCCCCAGAGATGCGTCGTGTGATCGAAACAGATGTCACAGGAGCACGGACTGGTGTGATGGAGGCGGAGCCTGTCGATACTGCCGGATAAACCAGCCGTATGGTAAGAATAAGCTCTATAATGTTGGAGGTCATTATAGAGCACCTGCACGTGAAGCGCAGGTTCGGACAACCTTCACAGCCTGGAAGCCAGAAAGTACCGACTTGCAGGGTGAACGTAGAGTACTTGCTTTGGATGAGGGAATGATACCCACCTCGTTCAGAGTCTCAGACGCAGGGAATCTAGTCATCACACCATTTAGCAGAGCTCAATATGTTCTAATAGACATGTTAGAAGGTGATTACATCACTGGCCACTACAACTACGACTATTATGGTAGCGTAGTAGACACCTTCTTTTTGGCTGCACGTGACAGAGTTTACATTTATTACAAAGTTGATCAGCTACTATCTCCGAGATCACGCAATATACTCGGAATATTATCTCGTCATTTTATGGACTCTATTGATGGCTACTACAATGATATGTGCAACATCGAAAATGTATTTGCACGATGTGAGCCAGCCGAGCCAACCATGCGACACTCAGTTGAGAGCTTGGCTGACTTACCTAAAGCTAAAATATCTGCAGCCCATCACATTCATTTTACGGCTGAAGAGATATGGGCTTCACTCAATGATGATCAGAGACGACAAGGCGCTCAAGCATTTCGCATAACAGCGGAGGCGACGACCACAATGATGGGCGGTGTCATGTTATGGCTGTCGATGTTACCTAAGTATTTATTCGACATGTTCATTAAGACAAATATTCTTGACGCGCCCACTATGGTTCTATTTGCGAAGAGAGCTAAACCATTATCTGTAATGGCTAAATCATACCAAAATATTGTAGAACATGATCTAAGGATGATATTTGAGGTAGATGTACTAGTCAACAGAGATGTAGGTGTTGTGGACTGGTCCGGCGAGAAGAACAACAGAGTGGAGCCTAATCTGGTCAATATCAAATCTGCAGATATTTACAAGCGAGCTGTGCGCATGTTTTCTCGTACCGATGAAACACGTGTGCAGCCTAAGAATCTTAAATGGCGTGACTTTTGGGAGTCTCGATGGCAGTGGAGTGCATCTGGGTCAGTGCATAGCCAATACCAGGAAGACGTCCAAGAGTTACCCAAACAACGTGAGCTTCGCAACAAGTTTGTACTGTTATGTCAAACACCGTATGTCGAGGCTGAGCATTTCCTCAAACGCAAAGCTGAGATCCAAGCTTGGTCGTCGATCAAATATGAGTGGGGTAAGATGCGTGCTATATATGGGACTGATTTAACTAGTTACATAATGGCTCACTATGCATTTTACAACTGTGAGGACACCTTACCTAACGAATTCCCAGTTGGTTCCAAAGCAAGACCGTCTTACGTCAGTGCCAAAGTCGAGTCAGTTTTATACAAGAAAACACCACTGTGTATTGATTTTGAAGACTTCAATAGTGGTCACTCTAATGAGGCGATGGAAGCAGTCATACGAGCATACTATGATGTGTTCGGTCATGCACTTACAGAGGAACAAAAATTAGCTGTAGAGTGGACTCGAAAATCCATTGCTCAGACAACCATTCACGACAATATGGGCACTGGCACTACCTATGCCACTAAGGGAACCTTAATGTCAGGTTGGCGACTCACCACGTTTATGAACTCTGTTTTGAACTACATATATACCAAACAGCTTATGCATGGTAGTAGAGTAGATGTTAATTCAGTACATAACGGTGATGATGTTCTACTCGGTGTAAACAATTTTGATGTTGCGAGGCGGGCTGTATATAATGCAAATAAATACAACATTCGTTTACAGAGAAGTAAGTGTGCATTCGGAGGGATCGCTGAATTTTTACGCGTCGACCGCGTGCGTGGTGACTTCGGCCAATACTTAACTAGAAACATTGCCACGATGATGCACTCAAGGATAGAGTCAAAGGTAGCATTGAGCATTGTGGATATAGTCGAGGCGGACGAGGAGAGATTTCGTGAGTTCATGCAGCGTGGCGGTGATGCAGGCATTGTCGCGCGTCTACGACGAATCGCTTACGAAAGGAACGCGAAAATGTATGACACTGAACTTGCGACTCTATACGCAATTAAAAATTGTCACAGAGTCGTAGGCGGTATCAGCGACGATCCGAAAGCTCCAGTTGACATCATACTCGAAAAAGAAAAAACCAAAAAAGTATCAGAACTACCAGAATATCTGCCTGGTGTTTTAGATTATTCAAAGCAGATTAGAAAAACCCTAGACTTAAACGTTTCTTACGGAAAAGTCTATGAGCGAATGTATAAAGCCACACTAAATGCAGTTCAGCTAGTCAGGACAAGCGTCACAACCAAACGCAATCCTGATTACGCTAGATCTATAGTGTTCAGAGCTTTATACAAAGCACATTACGATACGACTAGTACACCACTATTCGGCAAAGCTATGTTGACAGGTTTCGTGTTTGACGTGCTCAATAAGAGTGCGAGCAACCAGACTTTAGTTAGCATACTGCACCAGTCTCGAGACCCGATGAGACTTCTACAAGTTGTGGCCTAGTCGTATCATACAATGATGGCAGGCC